AATTTTCTCATTTGCTAATGTTTTTGTATTCGTCTTTTGCGTTGAAACAAGGGCAAGCTTTAGCTACTCCTGGGAAGTCTCTATGACCTAAGATTTCAGCTTGTGGGTATAAAGCCTTTAACTCTTTGAGAAGCTTTTTAAGGGCTTCTTTTTGGGCATCGGTGCGGGTGTCTTTGGGCTGCAGCGTGTTTTTATCTATCCCCCCAATATAACAGATACCGATGCTGTCCTTATTGTGTCCTTCTACGTGGGCAGGAATTTTATTTACATCTCTGCCCTCTTCTATGGTGCCGTCGAGGCGTACGATGTAGTTGTAGCCGATTTCGTTAAAACCTCTTTGTTTGTGCCATAAATTAATGTCTTTGGCGGTGTGGTCGCGACCTTCGGGGGTTGCCGAGCAGTGTACTACGAGGTAGCGGATGTTGCGTGTGCTTTTTTTCATTGGGTTTGTTATCGTTTTGTTATTCTTAAGGTGATTAAATCGTTTGTGTGATATACTTTAGAGGTTGATGTTGCTGTTAGAACAGTATAAGGATACTCATTGGTGTTTTGTTTATCGTATCTGATAACATCTCTACCTTCATATAACCATTTTGTTTGTCCCAAGTTTTCATAGAAATAAGGGCAATTCTTAAATAGAAAATCTGATGTATGACTTTTACTTATTTTTCCTAACACTTTAAATGTAAGCTCAATTTCTTTTGTTACGCCCTTTTCTAAAATAGCCTCTATTGTTAGCGTGTTTGAACGCACCGTTTCTTCGTTTCCATCTCCAAAATATACCCAAGCTGAGAAGCGTATATTTTCGATATTAGCACTCAACTCATTGTATAGAGTTCTCATATCTATAGGTTTTTTATTTTGTGACCCCCATTGAAAGAATTGTATTGCATTCATAGCTTCTGTATATGTTTAATAAGTGGATACGGGGTGAGGCTCGCGACGATATCCCACCAGTCGATGAAGGTACGCTTGATATACTTGTCGTACAACTCTTTGGCGATTCCAACCAACAACACAACACCGATAGCCATAGCTAAGGCTGCCCATAGTGAGTAGAGTAGGTAAGCGGTTATAAAGGCTACAACAAATATTGTGTTACCTACCATAGAATGGAGCAGTTTGTCACTGCCTTTAAGTTTTTGAATGATTTTATTTTTCATAGCTAAATGTTTCTTATATCAATGTAACAATCATTACCATATCTTGATATTACAGCGGTAGAACCTTTCTTACCATTAAATTGATTATCAGTAGTATAAATAATATTTTTTCCATTACAAGAAAAAGAAACAACACCACTATCAAAAACTTTCCTAAATGATACACTACTTAAGTCATCAATTGTATTAAGTTCAATATTACAAGGTACTGTTACAAAAAGAGTTTGATTTTGATGTTCTTTTTGTAATGTCGTGTTTTGAGTGCACTCTACTCCTGCTCTTAAAATATCGTCATACCAAGCTAAATCTTCAGGTGCTGGTGACCAATCAGTTGCAATGTTTCCTTTTTCGAGTTTAACATTTCGTATCCAGAGTTTAGAGGTTACATCACCTGTATCACTCCCATTGTTATCAATACGTATAGAGCCTTTTGTACTTAAATTGGTGTCAGTAGTGAATGTAAGTGTCTCTCTTTTCCATTCTCCATTAGTATTTGGGATTTTCTTATTAGGTGCTTGAGAAAAGCCTTCATTTATAAAAAACATCTCAACACTTCTAATATTCTCACTTTTGTATTCCAAAGACAATGTATAAGTTGTATTCTTTTCCAATGTACCTCCTACTATACCATAATAGATATAATCTTCTACCGTACCTCTATACTCTTTATAACGCTCTTTCTTACTATCAGTGATTAGGTTACGTCCGCCAACTTTTATATTTTCATTTTTAAGTTCTGAAAGATTTGTAACTTCACCGCCAGCTAAAACAACTTTATCATTACCTTGCCCCCACAATTGTATACCCTTAAATTCACCTATAACTAAATCGTTGAAAGGTTTGTTTCCAAAAACAATATTTCCATTATCTCTAACGTGAATTTTTGTATTATCTTTAACTAACAAATCCCCATTTAAATTAATATCACCATTTACAGAACCACCGCTCAAAGGTAGATAATTCAATTCGGGTTTATCTGCAAGGTCATTATAGGAGATAGCATTCTCATCTATAACTTCACTGCCTGCCATTAGTTTGATCTTCCCATTCTGTACTACGATACCCGTAGGGATGTTACTGACAAAGTGGCTTACGGGGATACTGGTAAGGAGGTTATCACGTTTGTCTCTTAGTTCTAAGGTCTTGCCCGTTCTGTTGTACACCAACTTCGTCCCCTCGTCGTCCAAGAACATTAGGGATATACGCCTTACTACGTTGTTACCTTTCTTGAATTTGAGTTCCGTAGTACTCTCGTCCAATTCAATATCATAATCTTCGAGAGTATCAAGTTGTTGCTTGTAGGCGTTGGTAAAGTCATTAGACGAAAGTCCCTTTCCCTCTACTTTATCTACTTTCCCATCAAACAGCCCCTTATGAGCGTGGGTGTCGGAGAGGTGGTTTTGGAGTTGCTGAGCAGAAGCAGTACCTTCTATTATTCTATCTAAGCCGTCGATAGAGGACATAGGTATTTGCTCACTTTTGTGCCAGAAACTGTCTATCCACGCCCAAAATTGCTCTTGGTTTGGCTTTTTGAAATTGGAAAACCATTTCTTTAATGTATTTATTGCTGTCATAATTACTTAATTAAAATCCAACATACTCAATGAATTGTACGACTCTATAAGGTGGCATATTGTTGTGATGCTGGTCTCCACCTGTACTTGTTGAAGTACGAGTGTCAATATCATCTATACTGAATTGTGAGTTATGCCCTATTCCTCTATCGGTGTCATTTATTTGTGTAGGAAGTCCTTCTATATTATGACTATGCGAAGGTATTTCGGCTATGGTGAGTTTGTGCGAACGTTCGCCGCCACTTTGGTTGAGTGCGTTGAGGCGATAGTCTTGTACATCGTCTTTTGTCTTAACATAATCAGGGTCAATACCTATTGGCATTCTACCTCGTAAGTTCACGTATTCTCTCCAGCCTGCGGGTATTTCTGATGCGGGTTTACCCCATAAAGCAATGAGCCCAATAGGCACAGCTTGTTTCTGCTTCTTGAGTTTTCCCACTTCGTCTTTTAACTCTTCAAGGGCTTTGTTTTCGGCTTTATTTTTGCCTAAATTTTGCAGGTTAGATACTCGTTGAAAGTCTTCCCAATTGTAAGTCTTTTCGGGGGTTGAGCGACCAAAAGCGGCTGTGCGAATGTTTTCTAAGGGACGGAGGAAGCCGTCGTCAAAGGTTACTTCGTTGGTTTCCTCTTTGATGATAACGGTATCTCCTTTCGCACCTCCTTCAAAGGGGAAAAGTTCTCCGTTGATAAAGATAGTACCAGGGGTGATGGTGTTGCCTATCTCCTCGCAACCTGAGATAATCGCCTTATTGCCTGCAAGGTGTCCAAAATGGTTAAATAGGTTGTAGGCGTTCTGCATAAAGGCGAGAATCCCAACATCAAAGGGATAGCCTGCGTTGTGTTCTGTATGTAACTTATTCATAATCCTCTCCCCGTTCCCCTCCCCGAAAGGGAGGGGCAATCCGCACGGGGTAACGGTTTTAGTTATGATTTATCTCCCATCGTTTGCCCGCGAGCTTGTAGAAGTTCAC